TGTAGAATAGCCTGTAGGAAGAGTGCCAATATCACCAAATTGCTGAAAGCCGTAAGAACCAGTATGTGCGTGTGAGGTAGCGCCCAGTTTGTGGAACACCAACATTGGGTGACCAGCTTGCACAAGGAAGGCATGAGGCGATGCGCTAGTACCATCACCATAAGGCAATGCCGCTGCCTGCCAGTGATTGGCAGTGATGGTGTACGCTACATCACCACTATCGGTAGAGTTTCTAACTGTCTTCTGTGTTAATGTTGTAGTACCAGTAAATAGTTTATTGTTACCAGCACTAAGGAACTGATTACCAGAAGCATCCACTAACTCAAACATAAACTGAATAGGATTAGACCCTAAGTCAGTGTTAGTAGTATTAACCTTTGACCAGCCTTTTCTTGAACCAATACGACCAAACTTATCGATAACACAGTTAAAGGCCTGCGATGCAAAGCCAGAGTCTAACTGAATAGAAGACTCTTGTGTATTAAGGCCTGCAAAGCCAGGAGCAGAAATTGTTGCTGTTACTAACTCTTCAGCCATTAAACAGCATCCCAAGTAGTTCCAGCACCATTATGTCCCTGCTCAATAGCAATATAGTCTGCTAGGGTCTGCTGTGCTATTCCAAAGGCCTCAGATGCGCTGATTCCGCCGTCTTCACCACGTTCACGAATAGCCATAGCATAGGCACGAAGAATAACAGGCACATCAGGCACTGTGATGACTGTGGAGTCACTAGCCAGTTCATTTTGTGGTACAATCAAGTCAAAGTCAATGTTGTACACACCATTAGGGACAGGAAAGAATAATACTTTACCGTCACCATTGGAGTCTGCACCTTTATAGCAGAATCGATCAGGAGCACCGCTTTGCTGTGTGTTATTTCGCAGATAGTCTTCCATTACATTTGGATTCTCAATAGAGAGAAACCAATCACTTTCTTGGCTTAATACACGCTTTGTACGGAATCGTAAACCAGCGCCAGTAATGGTGTAGTTATAGACACCGTTGCTAGTAGTGACAGTCTTAGTTGTCTCTAGTGCTGTCCAATCATAAGCATCTTCAACATATCTCTTGGCATCGTTAATAAACTTACCAACTAAAGAAGAATATGAGTTAGCATTATTAGCGGGCACCTCTGCTTCTCGCAAGCGGACAAGCAAATCGTTAATCATCTGCAGGTAAGTCTTGTTAGCCATTTAACAGTCCCATTTCTTTAATGCCAGTGCCTTGCGAGTAGGCCTGCCTTTAGAATCCTTCATAGGCCCAGGCATACCCCCCATACGAGCACAGAATGACTTACGCCGTGCTGCAGCCTTGGGAGACTTTGATGCCTGTTTAGCAGACACTGGTGGCTTTAGGTTAGCGCCTTCTTTATTCTTGAAGTATGCTCTACCTTTAGCATTTAGGCCGCCTTCAGGATTCTGATAGACTTTTTTGACCATTATTTCTTCGCAGTCTTTTTAGCTTCTCTAAATGCTTTGGCTGTAGGAGCACCTTTAGTGCCTGGCTTACGCATCTTCTCGCCAGAGCCTTCTTTAATGCGCTTGCGTTTGGCTTGGATGTTAGCGTAGAGTCCTGGTTTCATCGTCCACGACCAGCTTTCTTCTTAGACATACCAGTCATTGCTAGGCCAACAGCAACTGCCTGCTTCTGAGGCATACCTTCTTTACGAAGTTTACGGATCTTGTCCGATGCTGCTGCTTGTTTACCCTTCTTGGTGTAAGGGTATTTCTTTCCGTCTACCATTGGCATACTATTCTCCTTTAGAATTGGAACTGAACTGTCATTTCAGGCATGAACTCTACAGTTGCTATGTAGGTTACTGTGTTAGTGCTAGAGTTTTGCACACGAATCTCATCACCAGCTTGTAAAACTACCTCTGCCTCTCCATCTAATCTAATAAAATCACCAGCACCTAAGTTCTTACCACCAACAATGAAGTATTCAGTGTTAGTAGAGACATCATACCAATAGACCTTTGGAGTGTCATTGCCGGTAAGACTAATGATATACATTAACTGCCAAAGACCAGTATTCTTGGTAGGAACCGTAAGAATAGTATCCTTGGTGGTGGTGGTCTTAGTTGTAACAGCGGAGACTTTTCTGGTCATTTCTTACCGAGCCACTTCTGTACAGTATCAGTTTCGTAGATTCTAAAGGAAGTCCACACAATCGTAAATAAAGCAGCAATAGCGGGTAGAACCTCTGCTAGTGTACCAATAACGGTAGCCACCGATAAAACATCAGTGACTTGCTTAACGCCTTCTGTTGCCTGTTGTGCCATAATTATACCTAGTAGTAAATTGGAATGTAGCCATTAGCGTTCGTAGACCAAGCAACGGTGGCTGATGCGTCTTCATAGACATTGATGTAATCACGACCTGCAACTTTACCAGTAGTACTAGCAAGAACGTCTACTAGCATCGCGGTGTCATAACTATTTGCTGGTACCGGAGCAGAGACTTGATTCTGTACAGGAATGTAATCAATCCACTTCTTTAAACCAGTAGTACTTGCCAACACATTGACAACTATTTTGGTTTCTCCGTTGGCAGTGGCATAGGTGGAAGGATAGCAACGAGGTATCATATTAGGCCTCTTTAGTTTTCTTTAACACCCTTAGTAAAGATGCTAAAGAAAAGCCCCATAGGGGCAAAACCGTTAAGGTTTTATTACCAAGTAGGACGACCAACCAGAACCTTGATAGTTGTCTCAGCAAGGTTTAGCGGATCAGTGCCACTCTCATTTTGGAAGCGTACAGTAACTACGTTAGCAGCAGATACCCAAGCAGTTGCTGTCATACCAGCAAGGTCAACTCCAAGAGAGAAGCCAATAACGATGTCTCCAAGAGCAACACCAGGAACTGCAATAGTATCGCTGTCGCCAGCGCCATCTGCAAGGCTGTCAGCATTGATGGTGGCTTTAACTTCCCACATCTCGCTAAACAGGCCTTGGAACTGTTCACGTCCGCGAACTGAAGTAACTGCGGTTGCGTTTGCCATTTCTTAATCTCCTTTAGTGGTTAATGGGGCCAGCCTTATGAGCCAGCCCCAACTCAGTTATCCCGATTAGGCCGGAACAGCAAGAGCCACTGCAGCAGAGTCAGAAGCACCAGTACGCAGAGCACCAGCACCATACAGCGTGTCAGCGGTCAAGAGCGTACCAAGGTATTCCTGCTTGTACTGGGTCTGCACACGAACACCAAGCTGCTCAACCAGAACTGCAAAGTCAGGATGTGCCAGCAAGCAGATACGGTCTGTAGTAGTATTACCAGCGCCTGTATCAGCATTGGTCGTGACATAGACTTTAACGCCATAGATGTCGCCAATCATGCCGTTGCGGATGGTGTTGCCACCAGCAGCATCACCAGTAAAGGCCTGCTCAGTGAAACGAGCAATACCCATCAGGGTGTTACGGCTTGATGGAGGAACGATCAGGAAACGACCATCCATCGGAACATCGGCATCATCCAGACGCTGAATAGCACGGCGAATACCAACATCGGTCAGTGCAGCAGCGTTAGAAGACGAGGAGTTGTATGCAGTCGAGCCATCCGAACCAATAAAGGCTTTGGTCGAAGCGCTTGAAGAAGCATAGTCATCCGTACCGATGGTAGCACCATTAGCGGCACGACCAAGGCGAACCAGCGTGGTGTCAATCTGACGAGCAAGGCTGTAACCAGCGTCTTCGGTATAGAAACGGCGCAGCGATGACAGAGCCTGAACTTCAGCAAAGTCTTCGATCAGTCGGCTATACTCAAAGTGCTTGTCGATGGTGACAGTTTTTTCCGTGCTGCTCTCGCCAATCAGAGTAACTTGCGAAGAAGCAGTCTTGGAAGTAGCAGAGCCACGACCAGCAACGGGGAAGTGAACCACGTCACCCTTGCGGCCTTTCATGTTCATTTTCTTGAACAGATTAGCAGCAACTAGGTTCTTTTTGTAAGCGGCAACGATTTCGTCAGACCATACCTCAGGTACGAAACCTGCGGTGTTGGCATTCGATTGTGTAATGTTATTGGTACCCAAAGGCATGATAAAATTCCTTTTCTAAAATGTTAAGTTAGTTACCTAACTCTGCCTTCTCGGTATGCCTGCATGATTTCGTCTTGCATCATATCGTATCGGTCAGGGTCAGTTTGCATGAGTTTAATAATGTCTGCTCTACGATAAACCTTCCTAGAAGGCGTTTCATCGCTACCAGATGGAACAGTAGTAGTAGCGGCTTTGACGGCTTGGCTCCTGACTTGTTTCTCTGCGTTGACAGTCTGTGTTGCTACTTGCTTGCGTTCCTTCCATAAGGAAAGAAGTTCATCGCCAGCATCATAGTCAAAAGACCTGTCAGCACGAACAAACAACTCTGCACGAACCTTTGAACCAGCAACCCAATTTTGGAATCCTGGATCAGCAACGATTTCCTGAAAGTCGGGATGTCGTGCCTTTAGTTCATTAAAAGCCTTTGCCTGTTTCATCTCAAAGGAAAGCTGTTCAGCTTCTTTAATCTTTGGATGATTCTCAATTGCCTTTGCTACTGCTCTATTCGGATCAGCGAAGAAATCAGTTTCTTCTACAGGTTCCGATTGCAGTTGCTGTTTTGTCGAAGTTTGGGCTTTGATGAAGTCATCCACAACTTTACGAAGTTCTCCGACCTCACTGCCTTGGCGACCGATTAACTTCTCAGCCTCCATGTGCATCTGAGCAATTTCTTTGGCACTCTTACCCTTATATTTATCAGGGAGGCCTTCATCTTCAACTTGCTCTTGCTGAACTGGTTCTGCAGATTCTGCTTGAGTAGGTTCAGCGGCGATGTCGGTTATAACTTCTTGTGTTTCTTCTTCCTTACCTTCTTCAATAAAACGAGCCATATTGTCTCCCGTGCATATAGCATTTTAGGAAAGCATTTTACAAATGTGAGGGCGTTCCCGTTCCCCTCTAAGAGTTCATCTTCCTTTCGTACTTGATGTGACTCTCGCGTTTACGCACCCATTGGGCAGCGGCGGTGGGAAAAGACCCACTGTAGCCTTCCAACATAAAGTGCGGAGTGCTGATGATTCTAGATGCGTCATTTCCACAGTGAGGACACTGTATGACTGTTACTGAATCATCAACGTATTTTTCACTGACGTGATCCTTCACGCAGCGGAATTCAAATATTCTTTTCGCCATCTTTTAGTTCCTCATAGGTTCGTTGCGACAGTTCCCGTAGTCCAATGAAATAGTCTAGGATGTCGATTTGTCCTTTACGGAACTCGATAGTGTCTTTATCGCAGTTACGGATGTCTTCGTATTGCTGAAGCATCGCTTGCAGGTCTTCGATTAGGTCTTTCCAGCCGGGGTGGATGAAGAGGTCGAACCTGTTATCGTAATATTGTTGTAGTTCTGGCGACATTTTCTTAATTATACCAAAATATTTCTTGACATTCAACTATAAGTATGCTAACATCTGCTGTTTCACAGGAGACTCTATGCCATTTCAATATGTCCTTACCGCTGAAGAAAGAACTAATTTATTAACCTGGGCCAAGCAAGGCTTTGGTTATACTGAAATAGCCAGTAAACTAAATAACAAAGTCTCTAAGCAAAGAGTAGAGCAAATATGTAAAAAGAATAACATCAAGGCAACTGAGATTAAGCGTCAAAAGAGGCGCGAACAATTCGAGGCCAAGATGCAAGCTAAGTGGGGTAATAAATGGAAAGACATGGAATACCGTAAGTCTTTTATTTATACCGCCATGAGAGAGAAGTTCAAAGCCAAAAAAGCAAACTCTCTTCGTGTTGGAAAAGAGTTCTCAATTGAGTTTGGTGATATTGACTTCCCTACTCACTGTCCTATCCTTGGGATAGAACTTAATTACTTCAATGAAGAAGGCTACTTAGATGATTCTCCGTCCTTTGATCGTATAGACCCACTAAAAGGCTACATCAAAGGTAATGTCGCTATAATCTCTATGAGGGCTAACCGCATTAAGAATAATGGTACTGCCGAAGAACATGAGAAAATTGCTCAGTTCATGCGGCAGCACAGAATTACTTAGCAGTCCTCTGCACCCTCAAACTCAGGCTTTTGCTTGATGATTGCGTAGAGTTGGGCACGGTCTGCACCAGCGACATATTCGTCACCAGCGATTTG